CAACTTAAAGCTGCTCCACAATTACTACATTTTGCCATATCTGTTGGTTTTTATTGGTTTAGCATGATTCACATCCACAACCACAACTTAATTTAGTAAGGCGTTTCATGACATAATTATACATGTCCATACCTTGAGCTGGGTTATGACAATATTCAACTTTTGCCTTAGCTGCTTTAAGCATAATAGACAAGAGCTGAACTTCTTTTAATCTATCTTTTATCATACCTTGTGGTTCAGAAACTGGTAGATCTAAACAACAAAGTAAGTCATTTATCTTATTTAATGCTTGAGAGATTCTCAAGTGGTTATATTCTACATAAACAACATCATTAGGAGCTATGCTATACTTTACAACATATACTCCATCTGGAAGATTATTCCTAGTTGTTTCACAGTTTGTAGTTTGAATACCTAAATCACAAGCTGTAATGTTCTTAGCAAAATCAATAGAGGTAGGTACTACCACAGATGACTCTGTAAATCCAGGTACAGTAATGTTTAAAGTTAAGCACTCTGGTGTGATATTAGGATCATAAGTACTCATATCCACGACTCTTAGTACACAAGTATTAAGAGTATCTGGAATATCTAAAGCTAATTGATGTTTTGCCATATTACTAAGTTACAAATATATTATGTAAAAATAAAAAAGGGAAGGGAATTTTTGTTATCCCTTCCCCTTTTCAGATAAGTTTTTAAGTATTAGTCTAACAAGTCTACACAAGTAGTGCTGCTACCAAAAGCATAAACTTTAAATCCTCCTGTACCGTTGTCATATGCTTCAGAGTTATTAGCTGCATCCAACCAAGCCATCAAGAAATCTTCTAGATCTCCGTCTGACCCATTAGTAACAATCTGCAACAAGTATTGATCATTATCAAAGGTACTAGTTGGATTATTAAAGCGAGGTACATTATGTTGAATGTAGTAAGTAGTATACAAAGTATTACGGTCAATAGCAGAAAATACATCAGCATTTTGTCCTGCTTGTCCTCCAGTGATTTCACGGATGCGCAAGTCCATACCAGTATACAAAGGTTGTTGCATGTAAGCTTCTGTCATGATAACATCACGGATGATTGTTTCACCTGAACCATTCATTTGATAACCAGGACAAGCTGTATTTACACATACTCCTGAGAATACACAAGGATCACCATTCAAGTCTACTTCTGAAGCATAAATCTTCAAAGGCTCTAGACGTGAAATCATAGAATCTGTTGGGTAGAATGTACAGTCAGCAAACTGTGTATCAACATATGCTCCTGTAAGAACTAAACCTACACGGTATGCATCATTTGTAGCATTAGCAGGAAAAGCATTACCATAGTTTGCATTAGGTGTAGAGTAAGACCAAGTAGCTCCAGAGGTAGTACTAACTGCAAGAGTAGCTTGAATAAACTTAGACATAATAGGATGCTCATTGATATAAGCTCCCCATTGATTATACACCATTGCTGGATCTACTGCTTCAACTGTAGCAGGATCTGCGCAACAACCTGTATAAGCTGTAACTGTCAAGTAACCATTGTGTGTCAAGGTACGCAATACTGGTGAACCTTTAACATCTACACGCAAGTTGTAGTTGTTACCACACAAAAATTCTTTTTTACATTCTAGTCCTGAAGCTTCAGTTAAGTCTGCATTACCTACGGTAATTTGACATTGTGAAGCAATGTTAGGATCTACACGGTAAACACTACTAACATACTTAGGGTTAATAGTCTTAGACTTAACAGACTCTTGGTAACCACCAGCAAAAGGTCCAATCTTATCAGAAGAACGGAAAGAACCTGCTACTAATACCAAAGGAGTTGGTGTATTAATGGTCAACAAACCTGTTGGCACATCCCAAGTCTTAGGATTAACAAAAGTAAATTCTTTAGCGGCAAGACCTGTAGTAGAGAGTCCTGCTGTTGAATCAAAACCTGCTGTTCCCACAAAGGTTTTTTTAAAGGCATGGCTGAAATAACTCATAGTTTTTTGTTTTTATAAATATATATATTCAATATAGGAAGTTTTCTTAATACTTCCAAATTATTTTAAGAAAAGTAACTTGTACTTAGTACTGTTAATCAAAGACTTAACATTATCTAAGTCATTAATAATCTCAGAATGCCCACATGTAGCCTGAACATCATTTACTTTTTGGTACAAGTTATTCATAAGAGCTACACAATCTTTAGCGGATTTACATGTAGGTATTTCTCCTACACCAATCTCTAATAAGCTTTCTGTTGCTCCTTGGTAACCTTCTGCAATTTTATCAGCTAGTCCGCCAATTTCATCATAGAATTCTCCCATAGCTTTATGAGCAGCATAAGAGCCTTCTCCTGTAATTTTTAGATGAGCTTTGTGAACTACAGTAACTGACTCTAATAGGTCAGCTAATAAAGATTCCATCTTCTTAGTTGGATTCTTACCCACAGTCATTTCTTTAGCTGGAGCTGCGGGATTTCTTTTAAGCATTCTGGTAGGTTCCATTAGGTATTTAATTGTTCAGAAGATTGGGCTAGTTGATATTGTGTAATAGACTCAATATCACCGGATAAGATTTTGACAGCTTCATCTACTAAGATTTCAGCAATGTCATCTTTGAATTCACAGGTAATGTCTTCAGTTGCTATTTGTAAAGTATATGGATCAAGACATCCTGTTATTTGTATCATCCTAGGCATTCTATAATACATAAGTTTAGTATCAGTTAAACTAAACTCATTATTAGTATATATTCTTATCCTGTTTCCTATGAGAGTACAAAAAGTTTCTCCCCATTCAAAGCTGGGTTTTTTAAGATAATCATCTAATAAGATAGATATGTTTTCTTCTTCTGCTAGATATGTTACATTAATGTGCATACTATCTGGGCAGCAATCTGATACAGCATATGTATCTAATCTTTTATATCCTAGATAATCTGTAGGTATTTGAGCATCTACATATCTAGAGTGTGTGTATAGGTCTAAAGGTAGTTCTTTTAGAATAACTTGTAAATCATCTATTCTTACAGTAGTAGCTTCACCACCTGATTTAGTAGCATTATTACCTTCTATCTGGCGCCTACACCATTGAAGTTGTCCTTTATTAAATGCTTCAACTAACTGCCAACATTCAAAGTTGTCATAGTCAGAGCTATCTAATTTATTTAGACGCTGCTTTATCTTTAACTGTAAGGTAGTATTATTCATTATCCTTTAACTCTCTTTAATCTTGGGTTTGCTTTTTTAGCAGCAGGTGATGCTTTACGAGAAGAGGCAGCAAGAATAGCAGAAGCAGCTTCTTTAGATACTCCTTGTTTTTTAGCTATACCTGCAGCTACTGCTTTAAATCCGGGATGTGCAGCGCCACCTTTCTTGTACATTGCACCACCACATTTCATACATTTTTTTGCCATGCTTACTTATTTTAGCACTTCCATTTACGGAGTGATTTATTAATTCTACTATTAGGATCATTAGCTGTTTTAGAAGATGTATTTTTTTTCTTCATACCTTCCATCCTGGCACAAAATGACCTTTTTCTAGGACCACCTTCTGGCTGTGGTGCTTTAAGGTTCCCTCCTGTTTCTCTATTATAGGAAGCACGCCCTTTAGCATTAAGACCTCCTGATGGAGACTTACCTTCCTTTCTTTGCCATGCTGGTGACTTTGCCATTTTACTTTTTCTTTTTAGGTTTCATATAAGGATTTTCCTTATGCCATTTTTTAGTTGCTGCTACTCCTTGTGCTACTGTTTTAGCTCCGGCTTTTTTAGTTAGATCTATAGTATCCCATTTACCTTTATCTTTAGTTGGATGGTTTACCATAATATTACCAGGTTCTCCTTTACCACGTTTACTAGTCTTTTTATAGACTACATGTTTCTCTCCTCCGGCTGATACTCTAACCTTATTAGCCATTACTTTTTCTTAAGCATTCTAGGAGTAGAACAACTTCCACCCATATTCTTTTTATAAGCACCACCTGCTTTGTAAGCACCACCTTTCTTAGCATACCCCATTTTATTTCTAACTTCTGAAGGTAGTTTTGCTAGTCCAGGATTCTTAGAGGTATCAACAGATTTTAAATTACCTGTTCCACCACCCATAGCCATTTTAGGTTTTTTACCTGCTGCTTTCATAGCCATAGCTATAGCAGCTTGTTGTTTTGCATTCTTTGCCATTATTTTTTCTTTTTACGCATTAATGTTTTTTCACGTTTTTCTTCTTTCTTACTTTCAGTCTTTTCATGCTTCATAGCAGCAGACTTAGAAGAATAACGCTCTTCTGCTTTGGTACCTTTGTACTCAATGATTTTTTTCTTCGCCATTACTTCTTAGTTTTACGAGTTGTGGCGGGTTTTACCATACCACCTAACATCATTAGTTGTTGTTCAGTAGCCTTACGAACCTTACCTAAAAGAGCTTTATCTTTTTGTAGGTCATTATATCTACGAATAGTATCCATAGCAGATTCTACTTTCCAGCGTTCTTCACGCATCTTGTCTTCTTTAGACATTTTCATTTGTGCCATATTATCTGAAGTTTTTAGATTTTTCTTTTGCTGACTTTGGCTGAGAAACAAATTGTTTACCTTTTTTGTTACCCTCAGCCTTAGCTTTATTAGTAGCAGCCTTTTCACCAGAAGTTAAAGCATCCCAAGCAGCTTTAGGTAAGTATCTTTTCTTACCCTTAGAAGGAACCTCTTTAGAAGAACCTTTTTTTCTATTAGCTGCTGTACCTGAAGTCATCCATTCCTGTTTGCTCCAGTTCTTTAAACTCTGTTGTGATTTAGCTAGTGCCATTACTTGTATCCTCCTCCTTTAGACTTGTACTCTTTAGCAAGTAACTGAGCTTTTCTAGCTGACCATTCCCCTGGATCACCACCTTTAGTACCAGCTTTAATCTTATTAAATAAAGATTTTCTCATACCTGGTTTAGTATAGTTTCCAGCTTCATTAACCTTAGATTTTGTTTTCTTAGCTGCCATACTAATAATATACTAATTATTCCAATACTTTTCTATTCTTTTGGTTATATCTACCAGAATTTCTTCCTGTAAAGGATTCTTTAAGAACTCTACAATCTCTGCTTGGTTTCTTCCCAACATAGCTTGTTTTTCTTTATAGTAAATGAAACCATCTGTTCTAGTCATGAATAACTTATAATACAAAGCATCTTTTACAATAGCTTTTAATTTTAGAGTTTCCATATCTAGGTTACAAGCATCTAAGAAAGTTTGAGCAGCTCTTTGTGCACTTCTTTCTGAACCTTCTCCCGTAATATATTTATCCATAATATCATAGATAACATCATGAGGAGTAGATTTTTTATATTGTGCGGAAGCTATATCCACAATCTTAGCTACATACATTAGCTTATTAATATTCTTTTCGTAAAGCTTTTGTAATTCTGATAGGGCTTTATTACGTAGTTTCTTAAGTTCTGTCTTACTAGATACCGTTTCTTCAAACTTATCTAAGAAGAACTTAGCTGACTTACTTCTAGTTTTAGCATCTTCATAGCTCTTAGCTACAATACTAAAACCACCAGCTTCTATAGCATACAACTTAATTCTGTCATATGGATCATTCTTAGGATCTAAGAATACAGGCTCATTACCACATCTTACAGTAATTTTAGCCCAGAACTCATCATTATCTGGCTTAAGTAATTTTACTTTATTCCAGAACTGAGGATCTTCTATCTCAATAACATTAGCGGCTAACTCCTTTTCTAAGTCAGCTACGGCAGTTCTAATTTCTTTTATCTTAGCTTCTCTAGTTTCAGGATCTTTAATGTTCTTTACATCTGGTGCAAATTCATTAAGTCCTGTAAGGTATCTCTTAATACCATTATTTTCTAGACATGCTAGTTGCTCTTCATGGAATACTCCATCATAAAGAGCTAAGCCGTACTTCTCTAGTCCCATGTTTTCTACACGGTCATTGAAGTACGGCTTAATTGTGATTGCTCCTTTTTCTTTTAGAAAGCCTTCTACTTTAGTAAAACTCATAATTTGTTGGTTTATTGGTTTATGTGTAACAAAGATAATTAGAATTAACTAATTACCAAAAAGTGAATTTTGACGACATTTGCTGTAGTTGTACCACCTGTTATTACACTTACACTGATTTTAAAAGAACCATCAGCAATAGTGTTAACAGATACTACAAGATCTTTAGATTGGTCTGCTGTTGCAGTTTCTAAAGTTACTAAGATTGTACTATTTGTAGTAACTAAAGAATTATTTACAGGAATAACAGAACCTGCCGCAGTTATAACAGCAGCTGTAGTAATAACTCCAGAATAAGAATCTATAGTTACAGGAGTAATATTACTAGTAAGCTGAGTTACAGCAGCTGGTGAAGTAACACGTGCTGCTAGTTTATTTACGTGACCTATACGTGCCACATTAGAATCTCCCTTATTAGAGAAATACTTTTTATAATTAAAAATATCTACAAAAGCCATGATTTTATATTTTTTGTGGATAATGAAAGGGGACCATCTCTGATCCCCTCTCTTTTATCCGGGTTATTATTAGAATGAACCTCCTGTGATAGGGTTACGCATAACAATCTTCAATACCTTGGTTGGATCTTTTACCCAAATAGCAGGCATGGTTTGTGTCATGTATACACGGTATCCATTAAACTGACCAGAAGACTGGAAGCCTTGGCTACGTCCCATGTAGTCCATAGTACCATTCTGATACCACCATTTCAACTGATTATCCCAGCTAAGTTTCAACATATAGATGTTGTCATTAGTGTTATCTGTGATATCAAAGATAATGAAGCTATAAGAAGATAATGGGAATCCGTCAATAATTGGGTTCTCAATATCATTGGTATGCAAGTTATCAAAAGCTGGGTTAAGCACAAACTTGACGTTAGCCAAGAATGGAATAACATAGCTAGTGTAAGCAAAACCAAAGTTCAAGTCCATACCCTTACCAGTAATAGCACCAATATCAGCAGCTTGAATTAACAAACCTGAGTTAACAGCCTCACGCTTAATAGCCTCATTAACCATGCGCATACCACCCATACCTGTTTGTACAATAAGCTGACGCTTAGGATCTGGTCCTTGGAAGTCTACTTTACCAGCATAGAAGTTATAAATTTCAGAACGGAACAAGTCTAAGTTAAAGCCAGACTTATTATATACACGCTTGAAAGAGTTATCTAGCTGCTTCCATAGACCCACAGATAGACGCAAGTCATCTGGACCATCTTGACGTACACGTCCTCCTTGTCCCCACATCAAGTAGGTCTCAATGTCAGAAGCTACTTTAGTCAAGTGAGCTGCTTCCATAGCTGTCAAGAAAGTACGTGACAAGGTACCATTACCCATAGCACGCTTAACATAATCCTTACCCATCTTGGTAACCATAGATTCCAAGTTAGTAATAGAAGGATCAGAAGTCTTGTCAAAGTTTCTCCAGATCTCAACTACAGGAACTGTACCATCAGCATTCATACCACCCTTAATCATCAAGTCTGCACGAGATGAAATAGAGTAATGTACGTGAGCCTCAGCACCACCAACATAGTTATAGTATTCACGGAAACCAGACTGGATTTGAATATCAGAGAATCTCTCACCATATTCTCCACGTGCAGAACCCTTACGGAAGATCTTAGTACCAGGAGTCAAGTAAAGACCTGTATTCAAACCTTGGTCAGAATCATTATTTACAAGTTGTACAGTATAGATGAAACCATTAACTGCAGGAATAATATCATCAGCAGTAATGTACATCTCATAACCATTATACTTGTCATAAGTAATGATATCACCATGTCCAAACTCACGTCTTGAAACTTTAATTTGGAAAGTTTGACCATCTCTACCTGCATTAGTAATAGCGTTACCTTCACCATCTAAGGTAAGGCTGTTATCAACAATGTAAGGAAGATCTTGTACAACTGGTGTTTGCCATTTGTACTCTCCGCGAGCATTGTCAACATTAATAATGTTCTTTCCACCAAAGCTAGACATTTGATAAAGAGGCATTTCTACCTTTTGAACCATAGCCCACAAATCAACGGGGCCTAAGTCCATAGGTTCTGCATTCTTCAACATGTTAACCAAGTGGTAAGAATCTACGTGCGAACTAGCCGCATAATTGGTATCTCGTAGAAATATACCATTGTTTAAAACTGGAGTTGCCATTTTTTATTTATTTATTTATTAAAAGGGTTATCTTTTCCAAAAGCCACCATTATTCCTAGGTATTCTGCGCTGAGAAGTTTTATCTTCTTCAATAACAGGAGTACTAGTTGTCATTTTAGCTTGTTCTGTTTTTAACTGCCTTACTGTTTTTTCTACAGCAGCAGTTTTACCTTGTTCTCTAATCTTACCTTTATATCCATCAGGATCAGATAATAACCAAAGAGCTTCGGCAATTAAGTCATGTCTTGGTTCAACATACTGATACTTCTCTAACAGGTGACCCAACAAGTTAGTTTGTTTACCTGAGATAGAAGGATACTGAGGCTGAACTAAGCCATTATATAGAAGAGCTTGCGTGCGTTTATCTAGTTTAACACCATTTAATTCACCTGGTGTCAAAGTTTGATACACATTGTTCATGTAAGCTTCAGCAGCCTGTTGTTGTTTTTTACGCATTTGTTCTTGTTGAGCTACCTTTTGAGCTACAATGCTTTCCTGCATCTTGTCCAACTTTGGCTTGAACTTACGTGCCTTAGACTCTAGAGATCCCATGTCCTTCCAAGAATAAATCTCTTCTTCTATCTCATCCGCATTACCAAAGTTGGTAGCTCTAAGATATTCTCTTACAATTTGTTCTTGGTCAGAGGTATCTGTTACATCTAACTGACGCATCTCTTCTACTTGAGAAAGTGCTTTGAATAAACCTTTAAGGTCTTGTCCTCCATCAGCTACATATTTTGCAGCATACTGAAGTTCTTCAGGCAAAGCTTCAAAAAACTCACGTGGAGTATCTTGACGGATTTTATTCTCACGCTCTGCAAAGTTAGCCTCAAGAAGTTCTTCAAAGTCTTTAGTGCTATACTCTTCTAATGGTTTATCATCATCAAAAGGTACAAGCTGTCCTTTTTCAATAAGCTTATTAACTAAGTCTAACATACCAGACTTATCTGTCTTAGGACGTCCACCCTTAGGTTTATCATCTTCAGCAGCATCATCTGCAGGTAGAGCTTCATCAATAATCTCATCTATAGAGACTTTCTCTTCTTTCTTTTTTTGAGGATTACCTTCACCAGTTTCATCATCCTCATTGTCAATGAAGGAGAGGTCCGGAGAAGTCTTAGAAAAAATATTAGGTTTTTCATCAGGCTTCTTACCGTCCTCAGGAAGCATCACGTTTTCTGCTCCCGGTGTACCTAGAATTTCATCTAGGTTAATCTCTACTTGTTCAACAGAAGTAGACTCTGTGTTGGTTTTGTTTGTATCCTCCATATGGTTGGTTTTGAGTTTACATTAATAATATACGACAAATTTAGAAGTTTAAACTTTACAGATTAGCTTCTATTTTTTTTATGTTGTCACTATATAGCTAAAGTATTATTTCTTGTCCTTTTTCTTAGGTTCTTTTGTACCAGAATCGTACTTGTTCTTATTAGTTTTAGCAATTTCTAGTTGTTTATCAGCTATAGACATTTGAGCATTTAGCTTCTGTTGTTCCATAGCCATTTTATCTCTATGCTCAGCAGCTTTAGCAGATTGTTTATTTTCTTCTAGATTAGCTGTTTGTTGAAACTCATCAGACTTCTGAATCATACCTAGAGCATCTAAGTAGTCACTTTGCTGGTTAGCATTAATGTCCTGCATAGCTCCGTAACCGGCAGCTTTAATTTGTGCTTCAGCAAGTCTAGCTTGTCTATCTTTAGCATTCTCAGAAGCTTCAAACTCTAACTTCATTCTGTTCTCTTCAGCCTTAGCTTGTAAAGCTTGTTCCTGCATTTGTTGAGCTTGCTGCATTTCAGCTTGCTTCTGCTGATTTTGTTTGTCTTCAGCCTTCTTCAAGATATGAGATACCTCAACAACAGAGTCAGCCTTAAGTACATTACCTAGATCATAGATAGAGGCACCTGTTGTATTATTCTGAATAGCCATTTGCTTAAGCTGTTCTAGGATAGCACGTTGATTAGCTTTAGTTGCAACAAAAATATTTAAGTCTCTAAGCAATAGATCTACTCCATTTATCTGGAAGTTAGTTCTTTCATCTTCTGTAGTAATATACTGAAGTCTTGTAGACGGCTTAGTAGAATGATAAAACTGTGCTAGGTCTGTACGCATTTGGTGTACTCTAGGCATCAAGTAATCACAGTGTTGTATAAAGTAGGTCTCTGTTTGTGCATAAGATGCATTAATAGACTGCTCTATACCTGTAGCTGTTTGCTGACCTATCTGCTGACCAAGACGCTGTGGTGTAATACCAATAACTTCAAAAGCTTGCATCTTAAAGTAATTAGCAAGCTGTATACGTGACATAAGACGGTTAGTCTGTTCTAGGTCTAGTTTCTGATAATGCTGGAATGCTAATGCATTCTCTGTATTAGTAATAGAAGTATCCAGAGGTAACATCTGGAAGTTCTTCATAGCTACATAAGCTTTGGCTAGATTATTCTTACCCCAGTCTTCACCTAATGAATGTTTAGGTAGAGCATTCTGATCTAGTAAGATTACTGTACCTAATTCATCTACTAGGATATCCGCAATCTGGTTATTTACTATATTATACCCAATTTGGAAAGGCTTCATTAAGTCTACCAAGGATACAGATCTAGTATTTCTATCTGAGAATACAGAACCTTCTACAGGAAGCTTACAACCATAAGTTGTATTATCTCCTTTAAACTGGAACTTAAGAGGCTTAATTCTATTTTGATTAACACCTAAGTACATAGGATTAATCTGGCCAGCATTATTACTACCCCAGAATGTAGGTCTATTAGGTCCTACTTTAACTCCTCCCCATACTTCATTAATCCATATCCAGTCTATATGCTCACCAAAAATCAAGTTATCTTTTGTCTTATTTTTAAATAAGTCAAGATTATATATAGGCTTATCTGTGATCTTGTAGTTTTCATCTACAATATCTGTCTCAACATTACCTACATCATTAATTCTGGTTAAGTGTCCTACTTTACGTTGTGACTTCCAGTATGCTGTAGTTACGCGTAGTAAATTAGAATTAGCCATGTCAAAGTAATCTTCATTCTCTGACATAATCCAGTTAACTACATCACCTCCCCAAGCTGTGTTATCCCACATAGAAGTAAACTGCCTATAACCTAAAGAAGGTCCTTGGGTATTCCACTCATATGATTTAGTAGCATCATAGTAACTACCGTCATTCTGATAACCTTGAATAGGATAACCTGCTGCTCTTACTGGATATATAGACTCTAAGGAAGACATTTGTTCTTCTGTCATAAGCCAGCCATATCTATCTATGACATCAGCTACAGTCATCATATCAAACTTACCTACCCATTGAGCTTGAGAAATATAACGTACTTCAGGAGACTTGTGGTAGAAAGTAAGTACTGGATTCCATAATTCTACATCATAGTCATCATCCATCATGCGGAAATGCCAGAACTCTCTATCTGTAATAAGCATGTCACGGAAGGCTCTTTCTTCAAGCTCATCCATTTTAAATCTCTCTACGTCTACTCTATGTTGATGCTCAGCCCATTGTTCTACCATACTTCTGTAATCTTTAGTAAAGTAGTCTTGGATCTGAGGTAAGCTTTTAACTTTTTCCGGGTCTAGTTCTTGCTGAAATTCTTCAGAGTCAGGTTCCATACCCATCTCTTCTAACTTAATAGCAAGTTTAGCTGTAGCATCTGCAACAAGAGTTTCTTCTAATTGAGCTCTTTTCTGCTCAAGTAATTCATTATATGAGTACTCATCTACTGCAGAATAGTTTACCCGGGTACTTCTTTTAGCAAATTCAGCTACCAATGTATTTACTACATTAGGTACAATAGGATAAAACTTAAGTTCTAAAGCTGAAGCATCTTCTTTAGTAAGAACATCTATCAAATCTCCGTACTCATTATCATCTTCTACTATATAGTCTGTTCTATCTATAATACCTTTAGCAAGCTTATAGTTTTTCATGAGCCTGCGTGCATTACGTCTTATTTGCTTAAGACCCTCCCACTCTAACCAGTCTAGGTTCCATGCTGCCCACTGGTCATCTTTTTTAGCTTTAGGTAAAAACTGAATAGGCTGATTAAGAGTACCCATTCTGTTTTGTTCTACCTTAGCTCCATTCTTGAGCTGCATGGCATTATATATCTGCATATTATCTTAAATTTCTAAAAGGTTGTTTAGGTATCTTCATTCCACTAAAAGCTGAGCCCTTTGATCCAATATGACGGAAAGGGCTCATATTTAATTTACTGAAATTATTGCGGTTATCCAAGTTTTTAGGCTTTCCAGTTTCTTCATAGCGCTTTTTATAACCTCTATTAGCTTGTTGTACTTTGGCAAAAGCTACTAAAGCTGCAAAAGAAACTAGTCTATCCACGTTTAATCCTTCTTGATAAGCAGCCATTTCTTTTAACAACATAGTATCTGGTATACGTTCTATGCCATATGTTGTTTTTACTACATCACCATTAGGCTTTAACTCTTGGTCAAGTTCTTCTTTTAAGAAGTCAATAGCATAACTTAGCATATGACTCTTGAATAATGTGCCGGTATTTCTCCAGCCGTATTCCTGAAATACATTAGCATTAGCACCCAGGTCTTTCAAAAATAATATTTGTGATCTAGGAACTAAATACTTCTGTTTCTTTCTATAGAGCATGTGATTAATAAACTGAGAAATATTATTTTCTACTATAGTCCAGGCATTATACCATTCTATAATAAGCTCTAATCTCTCATGTGTTTTATTAATATCATCAAATCTTCCGCACCATGCTGCTACTATTTTATCTCTTTCTACAAAAGTCTCTACTTTTTCACCATCATTTCTGGTTACTTCTACAGCAGTTTTGTATACATAGATAGAACACAATGATTCTGAGGTAGTTGTTTTACCTTCACCAACCGGGTCAACAGAAGCATAGTACATTCCAAACTCCGGATTCTTTACAGGTCTTTCATAGCATACAAATACACCAGTCTTGTCTTCCTGTTTCTTATCTACAGGAAAATCCATAATAGGTAACTTATTTGTATTCTTTACTTCTATGTCACCTTTTTCATCTCGGAATATGTCTAGATATTCTGTAGCGTATACCTTATCTTCAATTCTTCTTTGTTGAGCTGTAATAAGATTTAATGGGAATATAGATACTTTTCTATAAGCAAAAGCTTCCTCAATATTTCTAGGGTGCTGGGATATACGCAACTGATATTGCTCAGGACTAAGGTCTTTCTTCCATATAGTAAACTGTTCTTCTAAAGCTTGAAGAGCTTCTTCTACTTTAGAGTTACCAAACTCATCTATAAAAGGAGGCATAGACCATTGCTCAGGAATAAATAAACCTGATTTACCTAGAGTACCTTTAGAATCTATTAAGTTTGTTTCTACAGCATAAATGTCATTAGGCTCTGGTCTTAATGTCATCTCCTTTAGAGGTTCACATTGATCAAGGTCACCCACAGAACCTGCTGCTATAAACATACCTGTAGTAACAAATCCGGATCTCATAGCAGGACGGATATACTCAAATGTAGTATCCATCTTAGGAGCAATACCAGCCTCCTCATGGAAGAAATACTTACAAGGTCCTCCTACTCCATTAGTAGGATCTTTTTCAAAAGACATACCTTGAAGTACACCTTTAAGACCTACTTCTGTTTTACGCTTTTGTGGACCTTGTACTATTTCTATCTTTTGTTGCCACAACAAAACTTTTCCTGGGTTCATAGGACGGTACCAAGCTGTATGTTTATTCAAGAATGCTTCATATTCATTCAAGAACTTCCAAGAACCTTTATCATTAATATAGTCCTTAAGACTAGCTCCTACCTTTAAAGTAATACCTTCTTCAAACCAGATCTGATTAATCATCTTACCCATATGGTAGTATGATGAAGCTATCTGACGTTTCTTAAGTATAGAACTATGCTTGTAATGTAATTCAGCTAATAACTCATATAGAGCCATATGATATTGTGCATCTCTGACATCGGCAAAGCCAAACTTCTGAATCTCCTTATTAAAGATGGGTAAGAAATTAAGCCACATGTAATAATCCCTAGGAAGATACCAAGTATTGGTACCATTCTGAAATATTACACCATGTCTACATTTATTCTTTTCATGATCCCAGTATGCTCTATAGTCTTTACTACCTTGTGGAGATGTACAATAGAAACCATTTTTATTAAATAGTCTAGCTTGCTCATTAAATAGAAAGCTAGTTTCATCAAAGTTATATTGACCAGGTTCTTTAAATATAGATAGTACAAAGTCTTTATACTCATCTCTTGTTTCAAAAGATGTTGTAAACCAAGTACCATTTTTCCAAGTAGGTATGTCTATAAAACTAGTATTCATTAAGAAGTCTTAGTATTTCATTTAATGACTCGTGTCTATGATTATCATGTAGAACAATCTTATTAACCCACTGTGATTTATCAAGTTTTGCTATGTCATGTATAGCTGAGTCATTTTTAAATTTTAAATCTATCTGCTGAGCATCCCCGGTAAATATCATAGTAGCATTTTTACCTAGACGTCCTATGCACATTTGCAACTGTGCTTTAGTTAGGTTCTGAAATTCATCTACTATACACACGCAATCCTCAAAAGTTCTACCTCTGAAGTGTGTAAGAGATACTAACTCTAAAGATTCATTTTCTTCTAGCTTAGTAAGAATCTCAGGTTTATTATAGACCTTACGGATATTAGACTTAATAGGAACTAACCAAGGCTCCATTTTTTCTTTTTCAGAACCTGGTAAGAAACCATTATCTTCTGTAGATACAGTAGGTCTAGTAATAACAATCTTATTTACCTGTCTTTTAAACAACATATCTAATGCTATTTGTACAGCTAATAAGGTTTTACCTGACCCAGCTTGACCAATAAGAAAGTTAAATGGTCTTTGTAAGATAAGTTCCTTAGCACGTTTTTGCTCTTCTGAAAGAGTTAGTGAAAACTTGATATCACCTTTAGGTGGAGTTTTCTCAATGTTTTGCTTTGCCATCTTCTATCCTTTTTATCAAAGATACTACATCTTTGTGACTTGTAGGTAAAGACGCATCATTCATAAATTCAGCAACCTTGTCTCTTGGTATTGCTAGCCATTCTTTTCTATACTCAGCATAGTATAAAAAAAATTCTGATAAATTACATTTGGTCATATGCGAGTCCTTGTCCACCTCTAACGTGGCTTGTTTGTTCTTCTTGTAAGTCTTTGTATGCTCCTTTGTAGCTTTCTCTAATTTGCTGGAACTTGGACGCAGCCGAGACCAGCGCTGTAATATTTCCATCTCTTCCATGTGTAATAGGGGTTTTGTCCATATAGTCAGCTAGTTTATCTAGCATCTTCTTAATACCATTATAAGCTCGTGATGTAGGTGTTTCATATAACTTCTTGCAAAACTGTAAAGCTCCTGGTATACCATCATCCTCCGGGCTAAAGGTAGCTTCTATTTCAGAAAGTATTAGTTCTTCTTTATCTTCTTCCATCATATAAAAAAACGGATTAAGATCAGGGTTAGGACAGGTCATATAAAACAAGTACTGATATATCTTTAAGTAGTCATCTGGATAGTTATCCATAATGTTTTTTAAAGTAGTCAGTGTATAACAATGCTCAGTAGGAATTACTACATTGTTCTGTATATCAAATAGTTTAATTGTCATTCTTTAAATAGTTTATTATACTTATTACTTCTGTTTTTAAATAAGGTAGGTCATAAGTAACTATTTTATCTACCACAGGCTCACCAAACTGATCATAATATACAACTCTATTATCATAAGCATCTTTACCTGCTTCTTTAAAAAGTATATGTTCTATGCATAGTTTACCAGGTTTTAATCTAGGATTGTGCTTTAGAATCATATACATGTAAAGACTAAGCTGAATATTATAATGATTTAAGTTGCAGTCATCTAGGTGACTAAGAGGATCTAACATCTTATCTGAGATACCTTCCCAGTTAATGTAAGACTCTGCTTTTATTTCTTTGTTAGTTTTGTAATCATATACGTTTACTTTTCCATTAACTACCTCTACTCTATCTGCTTGACCACAGATACCAGCAGACTTAAGATATACCAGATGCTCAGGGTAAATACCATCAGCAAGCTTTTGTTCCGGAGCTTTTTTAAGTCCATCTTCTTCTATAGGTTTAATAATAGGTACTATAAGATCTTCTCTACTAATAGTCTCACAAGATAGAAGATCTTTTTCTCTTTGACCATGATACCAGGTTCCTAGATTCATAGCTTTTTGAGACTCATTTTTCCAAGCTTCTTTAATTTGATCTGGTGTCATGCCGTACCATTTACTCTTCTTATTCTTAGAAGATTTCTTAGCTACAGCATCAGCATCAAATGGTTTCTTGAACTTAGAAATTACACTGGTTACACTAGTCCATGTGATATTCTCATTAGGATCTACACTTATGTAACTATGTGTTTCTGGTTTAAATATTAGTGCCATCTATGTATGCATTTAATTTATCTTCGTCTTCTTCAGACATTACAGCATCCCAATGACCTTCTGGACAAGAAGATGACATGCTATGTACTTTATAATCTGAAGAACACCCGCAGCTACCACAACAAGGTTGAGTACCGGGTACTAAACAGCTTTTACCAACTATATCAAATAGAGGACAGTTTCTACAGATAGTCATTCTATAGTCCGCTATCTTCTTGTGTTTCTTCTTAGTAAAGTAATAACCTATTACTCCTTCTAGAATCAACCATTTATTCTCCCAGATTTTCTTTATTTTGGTCAGCATAGTTTGCTTGTCTTATTTTTATTCTACGGTCTTTTTCTTTTACTATTTGATCTTTTACTTTCTTAAGCTTATCTAGTTCTGTTTGTATGTTAGCATACTTGGCAAAAGAAGAATAGTTTTTCTTATTTATAGAAGCAAGTAAGGCATATCTCTTAGCCATAGATTGGTTTAGCTTCTTTTCATTTATTACAAATGAACCTAATCCTTTAAGGTTAATGTTATAGTATTCTTTGTTAGTGATTACTTTTCTAACATGAAGCCAGTAAAAATCTATGATGTCTTCTATAAGCTCAGAGTTCTCATAGTTCTTAGAAAACTCAGAAAGTATTTTATTTAGATGCTTCGGAATCAACTCTTACAAATTTATAGTCCAATAAAATATTACCTGATGTTTGAATTTTAAGTTCAGGATTAATCTTTACAAGTTTATTATAACCTGAACTCTTTTGTACCAGATTCTTTTTTTCAGCTTTAGTAACAGCACTTCTAACAGATTGGCTACTACCAAAAATCTTGTTCTTGGTAGCAGCTTCGCAAAACTCTGTTAAAGGTTGTTCACCTCCTAATGCTAAAAAAGTTAGACAGTTTAGATCTAAATCTGATACATTTAACTCATTAAGAACACAATGAGTAGATAGTTGAAACTTAACTATACTCCATAGGTCCATTCTTACAGTCTTGCGTACCTGATTTACTACCGCCATTATTCTTCTGTTTTAGGTTCTTCTACAGGCTCTTCTGAGGGAGGAGCCATCATCTGTGCCATCTTAACCATACTATAGGTTCTTCTAGCACGTTGCTCTTCAATGTCAGCCATAAGTGTTTCATACTTAAGCTGTGTTTCTAAGAAAGGGATTTCTCTTTCAAAGTGAGCTTTGAGTTCAGCTTTTCTAGCTTGTAACTCTTCTTGGGTAATCTGTTGGTTTTCCATATTTAAAGTTTTACTCTAACAAAGATAGAATAAAACTTTAAACTTACCAAATTTATAATCTGTAACTTTAATCTTCCTTCTTAGCCTTGATATAGCCAGTAAGTTCTGCTAAGCTTGTGCTGATTGTATTCATGTGCTGATTTAAGGTATCTATTTTTACAGAAAGTTTTTCATGATCAGACTTTTGTTCATCTTTAATTTCTGACATACGCTTATATATTATAGTTTCTTTGTGTAGCAACTGTGTATCTATTTCTTTGATTTTAGTAACTGCTTTCTCTACGTCCTTCTTTAGAGCAAAATAAGCACCCAAAACTGAAACAGCTAATAAGATTATACCTATAACATCCTTAGCTGTGAATACTAAGTTTTCTGCTTCCATTATGCTACTTTATATAATCTTATTTCAAAAGGAAATCCTATATCTTTACCTCCCCCTATACCTCTAGAATCTGGATCAAAAGCACTTCCTGCATTTTCAGAAAAATATGTTAGTATAAGATTTTGAGTAGTTGATGAATCTGGTATACATGCTACCACACAACTTGGGTGCATAGAAGTTCCGTTAAATACCTGAAATGTTTTTTTACTATAGGGTGATGTTTCAGCAAAAGCATCTATTACTATAAGTTCTACAAACCCGTCATTTATTGTACCCTGCACTACTGATAAGTTTGTGTCATTAGTAGTTATCTCTATAGATAATGACCATGCTTCATCAAATTCAGGTCTGAAAAAACCACTGATAACATCATAATTTTTTAAACCACCTGCAAGCTTGTCTAAAGCCATTAATATTTTAAGTTCTCCGGGTGTCATATTAATTACTTTTTAATGATCTGAGTAACCTTTTTTAAAAATCTGAGTACAAAGCCTGATGTCATATTACTTAGGGTATATCTATAATATACGAAAAAAAAGTTTTATCTAGGCCTGTTTACATAAAGATTGTAATCACTTGTCGGTAAATTTGTTAGATCTGCAGGTGGTTCTAAAAGGTTAATACTATTATCAATATCTAGTGTGTTTCTTAAATCAAAGTTAGTTACATCTTCATAAAAGTTTTTTATACTCATTACTTCCATGCCGTAAACTTTATTTGATCCTGATATTATAATTTTACCTCTTTTATTAGAATCTGGTAGTGTTATAAAAGTTGGTCCGGGGAATCCTATGGCATCAGCAGCAGCTCCTCCAAACATACCACCAGAATAAGACTTTGTTTCACTACTTGTTACATCAATAGCACATTTTTTGTCATTTATTACAGAGGGTGTAGTTATTGTTTTATCAGCTATTACTTTTATATTATTAGAATCCTTAGTTAAAATCTCAAAAGCATTTTTAGTAGGACCTGTTGTATATGTTGGATAGTTTCTATTGGGTACTCCAAAAATAACACCATTAGGTAACATTGCTGCTCCAGAATATGTTCCAGATGTCATGTTAGAATTTATACCTGTTTGTATTAAAGATGTCGTATTATTTGTGGTGTTTAATTGAATATGATATTTTAAATTATCTGGAATAGCTCGTCTGGCATCTGCACCTGATGTATTATCATTATAAGCATTTGATATAGTTATGTAAAGTTTTCTATTTAACCCAGGAATAATAGATGAAAACTTAAAACCATTATTAGCGCATCCTGTAATACTGTTAGAACTTCTGTATCCTTGACCACCAGCAATAAGATTTTTTAACCATAGACCAACAGTACTATATAGACAATCAGCATTACTCCAATTACTAGGATCTATATAAAATAACCATGTTCCATGAAGACTGTTAACATATATTTTATTACTATAAGGGTCTAAACTAAAGTAATAATCCATTGATGTATTTCCTGTATAACTAGCATTTCCAAAAATCATTTGATTTGAAAAAAGAGGACCTTCTGATAAAGAACTACTACAATTTACTGTATCAGAACCAACAGTAGTCGCGTTATTATAACCTAAAAAAGAAAGAGATTTTACTCTATTACCACTATTAAAAGCATTTCCGGAAAGTCCTGTTGTAGCACTAAGTCCTGTATAGAAACTCATTTCTACAGTTGGTGTTCCACTTGATATATTTAAACGGGTCAAAGGTGTTACAAATCTACTTCCTCCACCTCCTTGGCCCAAAAAAGGAATAATATATATTTTCCCGTCTTTTCCCAAAATACCGCCGGCTAATCTAGGAAATGCTAATATTGAACCATATCCTGGTGCTAAGTCAAAAAAAGTCCAACTTACCGAAGCAGAATTAGCATTAGGTGTAAGTATACAAATATTGCTACCTATCCATGGTATAAAATAAATTTTTCCATCTTGTCCTAATATACCCGCTTTAGCATACGTATGATTTGCTGGAAAAGTAGCCCTAGTACTGCCGTTAGGTGATATCAATTCTCCAGATGCTTGAGAATAGTTTACTTTACCGGAATTACAGGTTCCAGGAGTTAACATCATTATACGAGGATTTGTTCCGGGAGATGTAGCAATTGCATAAAGTCGATTTACATCATTACCTGCATATTTTGGTGAATATGTATAATTAGTAAAGGTAATTGTTGGATTACTCGTAGGTGCTGATATTCCTGTAGCAGGTAGGGGTCTTTGTTTCCATCCCCATAGAGAACTTTGTGTGGATGAGATTGATATAAACATATTAGTAAGGAGCTATATCACCCACCAAATAGTACTCTGTATTTGATATTTTAATCAAAGTAGCAGCACTATACTGAGTTCTTAAGTTTAACATACTATTAGCACTTTTAATAGTTACTCCTGCAAGAGGATCCGGTGCAGTAAAAGTACCAAAACTTGCAGAGTAATCCTGATTAGCATCTCTTTGATCCCATGCAAACATAACTTGACTACCATCAGTCATTCCTGATAAGTTATTAGGTATTTTTATAACTACATTATTAGAAGTAGTATTAATCTTAATTAAATTACTAGCATCAGTAGCTAAAAGAGTATATGTAGCAGATGAAGTTCCTGAACCTATTGTGACTACAGCACCTCCGGGTGCGCCTGCAGCACCAGCAGGACCTTTAAGATTTAATTGAGTAACACCTATCCAGTCACCATCTACTAATTTAGGACCAAACATGGTATAGTTAGGAGAGTCTGTTTGTATATAGTAATCTCCTGTTACACCTGTTCCATCAGGTGGAGCTCCTGTACCAGAATAAGTTATAGAACCATCTTGTCCATTACTACCTTTTAGATTTTTACTAGGGTTTGCTGTCCAGTTACCAGATAGCTTAGGACCATACATGGTATACTCTGCAGAATCTGTATTTATATAAAAGTCACCGTCTTCTCCTAAACTATTATCAGGAGCACCTGAACCTGATAATACTGACTTACCATCTGTACCAGTATTACCAAAATAAGCTATTGCTTTTGGAGATGTGCTAGCCCAAGTAATATTTTGAACAGCTCCTGCTGGATAAGCTGTGTATTGTTGAGTAAGTTCCCAAAGAGTTTCACCAGCAACAGGTGATGAAGGAATGGTTTGTGACCATAGACCTATAGTACTAGGAGGTGTAAATGCACCACTAGCCCAAGTATATGCTGAATCATCATTAGGAAATACTGTAGGTGCTGTAGTAGACCATTGATAAAGTTTCATTACAGCTGTACTAAATCCTGGATTACCTGTAGGTCCTTCTAAACCTAATCTTGCCCAGTATGCATTACTAGCTTGACCAGCTGTAGGTAAAAGTTCTCCCGGAGGCACAGTACCAGTATAAGCCCAGTATGTAT